ACAAAATACTTCGTCTCTCTTGTACGATTTCTCTTGACAGACCCCCGTGAAGCACGTTATAATGATATATAGGAAATTCACTGATAGTTACTCTTTAGGCTATCAAGTTAGATCTATAGGAAAGTTTGAATAACCTCTTAGACTCCTAAAGAGAACTTAAAGAATAACTTAAGGTCGCGATCCGACTTTAAGTCATCGGTAGTCAAAGACCTAAGAGCCCTTTGGCTGTCGTCAAAACACCTGTAGACTCAACTTGATGACCCTAAAGGAGCTTCCCCTTGGAAGGTAAACGACCGAGGGGAAGACCCCCTAAGACCCCTGACACTGACCGCCTGAAGAAAGACCTAGACAAAGCTAAGGACCAAGTAACCGAGGACTACATCCGTCTCTTCGGTCAAGCCCCTGAGGTTTCTCACGACAAGGCTATCGAGCACCTCAAGGAAATAGCTCACAAGAACCTCGACGCCTTCATTCGTCTAATCCACCCTGGTCGTGTCCTTGGTAAAGCCCACCTCGATCTAATCGAATGGTGGACACGTAGAGACGCTAAGAGCCATCAGCTCTGCCTCCTGCCTCGAGATCACCAGAAGTCTGCTATGGTTGCCTACCGCGTAGCCTGGGAACTAACTAACAACCCCACCCTCCGCGTCCTGTATATCTCATCTACAGCCAACCTCGCTACCAAGCAGCTCAAGTTCATTAAAGATATTCTGACCTGTCACAACTATCGCTTCTACTGGCCAGAGATGGTCAACCCTGAAGAAGCTAAACGAGAGAAGTGGACAGAAACAGAAATAAGTTTGGATCACCCGAGTCGTGAGAAAGAAGCGATACGTGATCCCTCAGTGTTTACCGCCGGTCTTACCACTAACATCGTCGGTCTTCACTGTGACATCGCTGTACTCGATGACGTCGTCGTAGACGACACAGCTTACAGCGTTGACGGAAGAGAGAAGGTAAAGAACCAGGTTTCATACTTGGCTTCTATTGCTTCAGCAGAAGGAAGGCAGTGGGTAGTCGGTACCCGCTATCATCCGAAAGACCTCTACTGCGACATGATGCTACAGTTCGTGGAAATCTACGACAAGGACGGTAGCGTAATCTCCTCTGAACCTCTCTATGAGATTTACGAGAAACAAGTAGAGGATCGTGGCGACGGCACAGGGGATTACCTCTGGCCTAGAGAACAGCGAGAAGATGGTAAGTGGTTCGGATTTAATCAGAACATCCTCGCACGTAAGAAAGCCCAGTATACTGACCCCTCAAAGTTTAGAGCCCAGTATTACAACGACCCTAACGATGAAGAATCCGCTCCGATAAAGAAGGACTGGTTTCAGTACTACGACACTAAGTTCCTTAAACAGGATCAAGGTCGATGGTATTTCAAGGACAGACGGCTTAACGTTTTCGCTGCAATAGACTTCGCCTTCTCTCTCTCCAAACGTGCAGACTACACTGCTATTGTTGTTGTCGGTGTAGATTCACAGAACAACATTTACATTCTCGACATAGATCGCTTCAAGACCTCGACTATCTCTGAGTACTTCAACCACATCCTACGTCTCTTCGTTACGTGGAACTTCCGTAAGCTCAGAGCTGAAATCACTACCGGTCAGAAAGCTATCGTCGAATCACTTAAGCAAGACCACATACGCCCTAACGGACTTGCACTATCAGTTGAAGATACTTTGCCTACGAAGAAGAAAGAAGAACGCATGGAAGCTGTTCTTCAACCTAAGTACTCTAACCTCCAAGTCTGGCATCCACTAAATCATATTCATCTACCGGCTCTTGAAGAAGAACTAGTAATGAAACATCCGCCACACGACGATGTTAAAGACTGCTTAGCTTCTGTTATTGAGATCAGCCTACCGCCCTCCTTCATGGGTATGGGTCATACGATCTCTTCCAGTAGCAAAGATAAACCTAAGTTCTACAATAGCCGGTTCGGAGGTATTGGTGCCTACATACTTGCGTGCCTGCCTCTGCTGCAACAAATCTTTCTCTACTAATGTTCCTAAAAAGGGTTACTGTTCTTCTGAGTGTCAACTTAAAAGAAGCAGATCGCTAGAGTGGGAAAAGAGAAAAACTAAACCTTATAGTCGTTGCATGCAATTATGTGCAATGGCTAAGAATAGGTCAAAGAGTAAACAACTTCCTTTTGATCTTACAACAGAATACCTACACAGTCTTTGGATTGAACAAGACGGTCGTTGCTGTATAACTAATGAAGTGTTTGATTTAAGCAGACCAACTAAACAAGGCTCTTGTCGTTGGAATGCTCCAAGCCTAGACAGGATTAAACCTGAACTAGGTTATACGCAAGGTAACGTTAGACTTGTTTGTTACCAAATTAACACGGCTATGAACGAGTACGGACTAGAACAACTTATTTATCTTTCAAGACGTGTAATAGAAACTGTAGGATAACTTAAAAGTGGCGAAGCCTCTCAACCTCAAGAACCTCCTCACAGAGGATCAGCTTGCAACAGGCATCTCGGAAAAGTATCTCACATGGGAAACTTTCCGTGCTGAACGTGCACGCCTCTGGCGCGAGACCTTGGAGTACATCTTTGCTACCGACACGACGATGACGAGCAACAGCAAGTTGCCGTGGTCGAACAAGACGACTATCCCTAAACTCTGTCAGATCAGAGACAACCTACATGCCAACTACATGGCCACAATGTTCCCGAAGCGGAAGTGGCTACGTTGGGAGGGGTCTACTGCTGACGACGAGTCTAGGGAGAAGGTCGAGTCCATCGAGTCTTATATGTCTTGGTGTGTCGACCAGAATCATTTCTACAATACCATGTCTCGCTTGGTCTACGACTTTATCGACTACGGTAACGTAGTGGTGATGCCTGAGTGGATCGACGAGTCTAACAGAACTAACGAGCAAGAGCAGACCGGCTTCGTTGGTCCTGCTCCGTTCCGCATCTCGCCGCTTGACATTGTGTTTGATCCCACGGTTGTGTCGTTTGAACGTAGCCCGAAGATCGTTCGCTCTGTGGTCTCCCTTGGTGAGGTGAAGGAAATCCTAGAAGCAGCTTCGGCTACTGAAGAGGATAGGCTCTGGGCAGAGGAGACCTATCGCTACCTTCGCGAGATTCGTGAAGTCGCTAGCGAGAGCAGGGTGCCCAGCACAACTACAGCGATTAAAGATCGCATCTATCAAATCTCTGGATTCAATAGTTTCCAGGATTACTTGTGCACTGATGACGTAGAAATCCTCACCTTCTATGGTGACATCTACGACCGTGACACTGACACTCTCTTGAAGAATCACGTTATCAAGATCGTTGACCGTCACAAGATTATCTACAAAGCACCTAACATGTCTAGCTTCGGCACACCAGCAATCTATCATGCTGGCTGGCGCTTGAACCAAGACAACCTTTGGGCCCACAGTCCTCTTGAGAACTTGGTCGGTATGCAGTATCGCATCGACCACTTGGAGAACATGAAAGCCGACGTCTTCGATTTGATCGCCTATCCTCCCCTTAAGATTAAAGGGTATGTCGAAGACTTCGAGTGGGGCCCAATGGAACGCATCTACGTCGGTGACGACGGTGATGTAATGATGCTCTCTCCTGATGTCAATGCTCTGCAAGCTGACACTCAGATCGCCATCCTCGAAGCGAAGATGGAAGAGATGGCAGGCTCACCTAAGGAAGCTGCTGGCTTCCGGACCCCCGGTGAGAAAACTAAGTACGAAGTACAGTCACTTGAGAATGCAGCCTCGCGCATCTTCCAGAATAAGATTGCTTACTTTGAACGCCACATCACAGAAAACATTCTGAACGCAATGCTTGAACTTGCCCGTCGCAATATGACGGAGCAGGTTATTCGTGTTCTTGATGACGAATTCAAGATCGGTGCATTCCTGGAACTGACAGCCAAGGACATCACTGGCTCTGGCCGTATCAAACCTATCGCTGCTCGACACTTCGCAGAGAAGGCACAGACTGTTCAGAACATCACTGCATTCTTCAACTCGGCTGCTGGTCAAGACCAACTTGTCATCCAGCACTTCTCTGCTGAGAAGCTTGCTAAGATGTGGGAGAATGTTCTTGAGATCGAAGAGTATAAGATCGTTCAGCCGTACATCCGCTTGACCGAAACGGCAGATGCACAGCGTCTACAGAATACACAACAGGAGCAGGTCATGACTGAACAACAGACTGCCTCCGGTATGAATGGAGACTTTGACCTTGACGTCCTCCAAGAAGCCCCAACGACTGCCTAAGCTTTCGACAGC